CGTGATGATCGACGCGTTCGACAGGTCGAGAAGGTCGGTGTACTGAGTGCCAGCGCTTGCGGCGTCGTAAAACGACACCACCTCGGAAGGAACCAGCAGCGTCTGGTTTCCGGTGATCGCGTCCTCGCCCTCGCCGACGGTGACCGCGTCCCCCGGAGCAACCACGTAGTCGGCGACGGACCCGAACAGGTGTCTCGCCACAGCAGCCTCCTCAGCCCATCAGCCAGGTCATCGAGCCCAGCACGGTGCGGCCTGCCGGGATGTCTGCAGTCAGAGGGAACAAACGAACGGCTCCGGTGCCGGATTCGACCCTTATCCCGATCGGTGATCGGGAGTGCCACCCGAACCCGTATTCGTCGACCGTTGGTCTGAACTCGCTGGTGAGTGTGATCGGTGCGGACCCGTCCGCGTCGTCGGTGCCCAGGCCGGAGTTCGCCCACCGCTTCACCGAGAAACGCAGGTGGCAGACCCCATTCATGCGGCGGATCCGCGCGTTGCTGCCCGTCCACGCCGACCCTTCAGGGCCATTCATCGTCAGGCCGACCCAGCCGGTGTCCTCCAGAACTTGGGTCCAGGCGTTGCCGTCGGAGCGGAAAATCTTGCCGGTGTCCTTCTCCAGCTCCACCCGCGGCGGATACGCCGGCAGGACCCCGGCCGTCCTGGACGCGGAGGTGAAACTGCCTCCCAGGAAATACCGCTCATCAACCAGGTTTGTGAGGGCACCCGCTGCCGTCGAGGTCCACCGGCCGATCGGGAGGTCCCACACCCCCGTCGTGGTGAGCTGCCATGTCAACGCCGGTGGTGTCGCCACCCCTGCGGTGCCCGGCAACACGACCGGTTTGATGTAGTCCGCCGCCGTTGCGGCGCCACGGTCGAGACGCATCACGAGCCTGTCCACGCGGTCCTGCAGACTCGCCGCCGGGACTGGCGTCGCTGTAGGCGCCGTCACCGGTTTGTAGAAGCCACGTAGGTAGGCAGCGCCAGCGGACACGATCGCGGTGCGGGCGCCAGCGTTGAGGCTGAGGTCCAAGCCGGAGACGACACCGTCGAGTTGGACGGCGCTGAAGAACCCCTCCCATTCAGCAGCGGTCGTGATCTGGCTGGTCCCCGGGTACGGGTAGCCGTCATCGGCCATGCGGCACTCCTCTCCAATCTGGGCTGAGACAGGGAACGCCGCGAAGCGGGCCGAGAGTCAGGAATTCACAGAACCGCGCAAGGCGCGCTCGAGGGCACGCAGTTGCGCCGAAAGTTTCGAGGAGATCGTCTGGTCGGCGCTGTCGTCCCCGGAGGCGCCAATCGTCGGTGTGACGGTCTCGGTGTAGGAGTCGCCCGACGCGTCCGCCACAAGCTGCGCCTTAGAGATGACGTCGGTGAACGTGACGCCCTCACGGATGTCGAGGGTGACGATGTCGCCGACGCGGTACCCCTGCGTTCCTGGCGCGTCGTTCCCAAAGCGGAGCCGCGGCAGGTCCACCACGGTCACGGAGATCCCGATGCGGCCCGCGCCGGCGGCGATCGCCTGATTCACCGCCGTTGTGACGTCCGCGGCGGTGTCTGTGGACGACTGGTCGATGAACTGCTCGACTCGTCGCCACACGTCGTTTGCGCCGGTCCCGTTCGTCTGCGTGAACTGGGCGCCGGTGACCTTGGACTGGGCGAGGATCGCGTTCCCGGTCGGTGCCGCAGCAGTCAGCCCGGCCTGCGGCAGATTCCCAAGAGAGGCTGAGAAGACGGCCTGTTCGGACAGGTCGCGGGGCACATAGCAGTCGAAGACCAGGTTCCCGTCTTCGAGGGTGACCTGCACTCCGATCGGAGTCTGTTCGTCTACCGCGCGAACCATGTCCATGAGCGACTGGGCGACGGTGGTGTTCTCGGTGCCGGTCTCCGCGTCGGGGTTTGGTGTGGTGACCTTGTACGAGGCGGTTCCGCCACGCGCTTGGTCGGTTGCAACCGTCAGGAGCGGAACCCGCCGATTAGTGTCCCCGGCTGTCACGAGGTTCGCCGACACGATCGTCTTGATGACGGTCTCGGCCGGCGCCGGGCCGTACGTGGTGGACCCGACTGTCTGCGCCGACCACGCGGACGCCGGGTCCTTGTAGGCGATCCGGTTGGCCAGCAGCGACAGGAAGTCCGAGCCGGTCAAGGTGAGGACCTCGGCCTTCCCCCCTTCCTCGGTGAGGGTCTGCTGGTATCCCCAGTCCTCCACCAGAAGAGGCACGACATACACGTCGTTCCATGTCAGGACGAGGCCGAAGGGTTCGAGGTCGCCGTTGGCGTCGAGGGTGATCAGTTCCCAGTTGCGAGAGTCGGCGGGCATCTCCACAACCGCGGACCCGACTTGGTTGTACGCCAACGTCACATCGATCTTTTCGAAGACGACGGGGCGGCCACGCTTCAACGTGGCCAGGTCGAGAGGTTCCAAGAGCGCGGCCACGTCAGGCCCTCAGCCAGCGTCGGTGATACACCATTTCGATCTTGGAGCCCTCCCCCGCGGATGCGAGCTCCAGACTGAGAGTGTTAACGCCCGGCACCAGGGTCCACAGATCCCTCGGTGAGGACTTGACCAGGTCACCCCACCGGTCGTTTCCGTCCTGATCCAGGGCGGACTGGCGGGTCGGCCTCGTGTCGACCGTGATGACTTCGCCCGCCTCCAATGTCACGTCCAAGGAGAACTCGCGCCCAGTCGTAGTGTTCGTCAGGGTCGCGACCCCTGGGCCGGTGATCGTCCAGATCGGGTAGGCGGGTCCGTACCCGGTGTTGCGGACCGTGGAAGTGCCGAGGGTTGTCGATGGAGTGAGCACCACCGGCGGCATCGGCGGGACGCCCCCGCTCGACGGCGGGGCGCGGAACACCAGCGGTCCGATCGGGTCCACATCACTGAACAGCGGGTCCAGCCCGGACTCGAATGTCAGGCCGTATCCGGTGTCGCGCTGGTACGCGTCCCGGGACGACTCTGCCTCTGTCTGTGGAGGTCCAGACGTGCAGAACACTTCGATCTGCCGTGCGGTGCCGTCCGGACGCGCGAACCTCAGCAGGCCCGGTGTCGGGACCCCGGCGCGGTCGTGCCACAACGCGAACGTGAGGCGATCCAGCAGGTCGAGGAACCCGGCTTGTGATTGGTCGTCGTAGACGTGGAGCCCGACTACGATCGACCGCTTCGCCGCGGCGAACGACCGTGGCAGGCTCCCACCGCCCGCCAAACTCGTGTCCGTGTACGCAGCTGGCGGACCACCGATCCCGGTGACCTCCAGGACACGGCACCGGGACGCCGGGTTCGACCAATCCCACACGACGCCGTCCGGGTCGATGTAGGTCACCTGAAGCGGGTACCGGGTTCGCGTGTCCTGGGACGGAGGAGCCGGTTGGCTTCTCCGGCGAGTGACGAGCGGCATCGGCTACCTCCGTCGCCCCGTCCGGTCCCGCTGCGCTTGCTCCACCTGCATCGCGGTGAACGCCGCCCGGACCTGCTGCTCATATGCGGCCCGGGTCATGCCGTCCAGGTGCGCGTGGTAGTGCGTCCCGCCGGACGATCCGTCGACCAGCCCGGCGAGTTGCGCGTTCGTCAGCACCGGCTCGGGTGCACCAGTGCCGTTGTAGACCAGCGACGTTCCGGTGGGCAGCCACCCGCCCGAGTCGAACTTCAGGCCAGCGGCGGCGTTCGGCCACCGCCACTCGTAATGCCGAGAGATCGGCACCTCCCTCACCGAGGCACCGGTGTAGGGGGCCTCGATGATGTGGCCAGGCTTGGACGCGAGAACAACGTGGCCCATGTGCGGGAACCCCAGCGCGGCCGGGCGTGGCCCGTCGATATGGCGTGACGCCGGGAACTGCGCGTACGTGGTCCGCCCGATCCACCGGTGTGCGCCCCGCAGCCACGCCTGCGACGTCAACCCCGAGCAGTCCAGGCCATGGTTCCAACTGGTGCCGCCCCACACGTAGGGGACACCGAGCTGTGTGCGCGCAGCGCGGACCACGGCGTTGGACCCGCCGCCGATCTTGGCCTCCAGCGGCTTGAAGTACCCCAGGATGCGGGAGGTGAGACCACGGACCGCGTTGACTGCGAGGTCACCGAACCCGGTCCCGCCGATCGCCTTCTGCGCGGACGCGATCAGCGGGTTGAACGCCTTCGTGGCGACCTTCACCAACCCGCCCGCGAACCAGCCCTTCGCGGCCTTGAGGAACCCGCCGACGATCCCCCCGAACGCGAAGTGTCCAGCGAACCCGGGTCCCATGCCGGGGTCGCCGGCCAGGTGCAGGAACCGCATTACCCCGGACACGCCTCCGGACCGTGCCGCGGCGTTGGCGCCGGTGACGAACTTCTCCCCGACCGCCTTGGTGAATTCCGGTCGGAAGATCGACTCGCCGGGACTGACGGCGGCGAGGAGCCGGTCACGGCCAGGCGCGTACCCCGGCATCACACCACCGCGTGCGAAGCCCCGGATGGGTTCGAGGCGTTTCATGCCAGGGACGAGTTTCGCGACGGCTTCCCAAATTTTGACGATCCCGCCGTTGAAGATGGTGTTCACGACGAACGCGACAGGCTTCCTGGCTGCGGACCGCAGTTTGTCCCACGCTTTCCCGATGCCGTCGACGGCACCTTGGAAGTACGGGGCGAGTTTGTTGAGCGCTCCCCTGATGTCGTCGAAGACAGGCTTGATCCAATGGACCCAGGCGTATCGGATCGCCGAACCGATGAGATTCCAGGTCGGTTTGACGACTGAGCTGTAGAACCAGCGCAGCGTGGGAACCACGATGGTTTTGAGTACCTTGACCCAGCTATCGAGGAACGGCTTGATCGCGGATGTCCACACCCATTTGCACAGGGCCGCAAGGGCGGTGAGCGCAGGCTGGAACATCGTCTTCCACGCCCACATCACCACAGCCGCGAGAATCTTGAACGCGATGACGAGGGGCGCAAGGACAGCAAACGCGACGATCGCGTACAGCCACTGCGCGAGTGTCGCGATGAACGTGAACGCAGGCTGGATCGCGTTCGTCCACAGCCACATCGCGATTTGCCCCACCAGCCGGAACGCGGCGCCGATCGCTGTGAGGACCGTGGTGAGAATCCCCGCGACCCAGGTGATCACGGTGACCGCGAGCCGCCACACAGGCAGGACCAGCCCGGCCACGACCGTGACGGCTCTGACCCAGATGCTGATCATCAGGCGGAGGACCGGGACGAGGAGCGTCACCAGCACTGCAACCAACTGCAGCAGCGGCGGGACCAGCGGCAGGATGGTGGCGAGCCACTGCCCCCACAGCGGCACAAGCGGTAGCAGCGCCGGGAGGATCGACGCGATCGCGAGGGCTATCTGCTGGATCGACGGCAGTGACTGCTGCAGGGCTTGGACGAGGGCGGTGCCGATCTGCGCGACGGTTGCCGCGATCAGGTTGATGATCGGGGTGAGGACCGGCATCAGCCCCGACACCAGGTCGGCGATGAACTGGCCCAGGATCGGCAGGACCGGCGCGAGCGCGAGGAGGATCCGCCCGATCGCTCCGACTAGCAGCGCGACGACTGGCACCAGGGACTGGATCGCCGGTTGCAGTCCCGAGATCAGGGCGGAGATCACCGGCGCCAACGCGGTGATGACCTGCCCGATGACGGGGACGAGCGCGATGAGGATGGGCCGCAACCCGTTGATCAACTGCACGAGCAGTGGAGCCAGCGCGTTCCCGAGCTGCACGACCACCGGCGCGAGCGCCACCAAGACAGCGGACAGGCCAGCTCCCAGGGCCGACAGGACCGATGTGAGCGCGGGCCCAAGCTGCCGCAGTACTCCGCCGAGCACGGTCGCCAACGTGTTGAGGAAAGACAGGACCGGCTGCAGCGCCGGAGCGAGCGCCGCGAACAGCGATCCGAGCAACCTGCCCAGTGAGACGAAGGTTTGTGCCATCAGCGGCGCGAGCTGCTGGAACTGCTGGGTGAACGCTCGAAATGCCGGGTTAGAAGCCAGACCGGTCGCGAAGGCGGCGAACCGTTCCGCGACCATGTTGAGGACCTGCAGAAACGCGAATCCGATGGGCGCGAAACTCTGCGCAAGGCCCGCGAGTCCCTTGAGGAGGTTCCCGAGGAGCGTGCCGAGCCCAATGATCGCGGGGGCTGCGGCTTGCCCGGCCCATGTTGAGAACTGGGTCCAGAACGGGGATTTGCTCGCGGCGTTCGCACGGTCCAAGAGGAAGCCGAGTCCGACTGCGGCGCCCTTCACCGCGGGAGTGAGGAGCGGCAGGACGTTCCGCAGCAACGTGACACCCTTGATCAGCACGGGAATCACGTCGGGCTGCAGCGACCGGTTCCATTCGCCGAATGCCTGGGTGAGGCCTTTCCACGCGGTCGCGAGTTGCTGTTCCAGCGCGGTCAGCCGCACCATCGGCCCGGACATCGCGGAGGCGCCGGCCGCGGCCTGCATACTGGCCTGCGCGAGGGCCCGCCTTGCGGACGCGACCTGGTCGGCTGATTGCTGGTCGACTCGCGCGACGTTCGCGCGGGCGTCGGCCAACGCGCGCTCCGACTCGGTGATCCGCGCGTTGGCCTCGGTCAGCCGGTCCCGCGCGGCTCGGACCTGGTCTGAGCCCTCGACACCCGCTTTGCGTGCCTTGTGCTCGTCTTGCACCAGTCGTTGCAGGCGAAGCTGCTGCTCTTTCAACGACTGCTTGGCCTGGTCGACCGCGAGTTGCTGGCGCGCGATCTGGTCCTTGGTGGCGTTCGGGTTCGCGCGGATCCTCGCGAGCTCGGCCTCAGCGTCAGCGAGATCGAAGGTTGCCTGCCGCTCCGACAGACGCGCGGACGCGACATCGTTAGCAAGGTCTTGTAGGCCGCGTCGCGCGTCAGCGCGGGCACGGTTCAGGTCTTCCTGTGCCTGCCTGGCCGCCCGCTGCGCCTGCGACAGCTGAACCTCAGCTGACCGGACTTGCTCGAGCGCCTGCTTGTGCGCGTAGGCGGAGTTGCGGATCGCGGACGCCAGTTGCTGCTGCGCGGCGGCCTGCGCGAACGCCCGCGACTGCGCCTGCCCCGCCGCCGACGCCGCGGACTTGGCTGCTTGCGCCTGCTGCTGGTTCGCTTCCCGGATCCGGGAGATGGCGGGGATCGCGACCGCGGCGAGCCCACCGAACCCGACCGTCGCCGCCGACAGCGGCCCCACCAAGCCGACGATGCCTGCGCCGATGCCCGTGATCGCGGGAAGCGAGATGACACCGAGACCGATCAGTGCCGCGCGCAGCGAGAAGATCGACGCGAGCGCACCGCCGACATCAGCGTTGATGCTGATGGTCTTGCGGGAGTCCATTGCCCGCAGCTGCGCCTGCAGCGCGGCGAGCTGCGCCTGCGCTGCCGCGACCTGGGTGTTGATGTTGACGTTGATGCGGCGGCCATTGAGCCGATTCAGTAGCGCGGCCAAGGCACGCAACTCGACGAGGCTGCCGCCGATGTCGACGTTGACCTGGACGTTGACGGTTTTGCCGTCGATTTCTTCTAGGAGCTTCTTCAGCCGCTCCAGCCGTGTCGGGGCGGTCCCCATGTTGACGCGGACAGTGACGGGTTTGATTTCCCGCTCGATGCCTTGCTGGATCCGCTGCCCGACCTCACGGCCGATCTCAGTGGCTTCCGGGAGCATCTCCCGCCGCATCCGCGACGCGAAGTCCCGCACGGACGGGACCACATCGACGGTGACGGATCCGACGGAGATGGAGGCCACCCGGCACCTCCATCCCTGTCAGGTCAGGTACCGGCAGGCAGTTCCGGGGCGCCGCCATTCATGTGCGCGATGAGCCACTCGGCCAGTTCGGGTGGCATCGCGGGTCGGCGATGCTTCCGCTCGACACCCGGCCGCGGCGTGGGCTCGGGCTGTTTGGGCTTCTTGTCGCCCTTCTTCAGACGCGACACCGCCGCCTCCCAGCGGGCGAACCGGGTCTCGTCCAGCAGCATCGCGATCAGCAGTTCAAGCTGCGACCACTGCCCATCGGCCGGGTCCGCATCCGGATCACCGACCTGGTCAGGATGAAGGATGCGGAGAGCCGTCATCGTCGCCGACTCCGGCGGCAGGAACCTCACAAAGTTCCGCAGCCTGCGCCACGTTAGCCGCGAGTCCCCGCCGCCTGGACGCCACAGGTCACGCAGGTCGGTCTGGTAGTAACGCTGGAGGTCGGCCTCTACCTGCGGCGCCGCTTCTTCGAGGAGCTCCGCGAGGCCTTGGATTCCCCCACGCTCACGCCGTAGTGCTGCTGCGCGCCCTTCACGATCGCGTTGAGTTGCTTGTTCCGGACCGACAGTTCACAGAACCGTTCGTAGTCCTCGTCGCCGAGCAACTCACGGATGAACGCGCGGAGCCCACCGGGCGAGTCGGTGTCGGCGGTGGCCTGCCAGTCCGCGTCGTCCGGGGAGATCGCGGTGAACACCTCGCCCTGGATCCGGAACGTGAACGTCGCCTCGACGGCCTCGTTCTCAGTCGCGTCCAAGTCGAGGTGGACGACCGGTTCACCGTCCTCGGTGATGATGCGTGCTGCTGCTGTCATGGGCTCTCCTCAGCTGGAGTGGGTTGATCCGGCACGTCAGGCAGGTGGCGCAGTGGAACCGCGGCGGCGTCGAGACGTCGAGGCGGTTGCGGTCGAGCGGTCAGGATCCGTCTCCGACCAGCGCCGCCGGGTCGATCTTGGACGTGTGGTACAGCAGGTTCCCCGCGGCGTCCGGGTACACCGACACGGTGACCTCGTAGCCGGTGACCTCGTCGCCCTTGTACACCACGTCGCCGCGTTCGGAGATCTCCGCCTCCGGCGCGAACATCCGCAACATGGACGTGCCGTCGTACACATCGAACACCCACGCGCGGCGGTCCTGCTCCGGTGTCGCCGACTCCGCCCAGGAAGCCAGCCCGTCCACGTCGGGAGTGACGTCTTCGAGCGCGAGCCGGTACATCAGACTCTTGACCAGGGGCCGTTGCGTCTCCCACAACGTCATCTGGAAGGTCCGCACGCTGCCGGTAACGACCTTGCGGAACGGGGACGTCTGCCCCCACGCCTTGAACTCCTCGGAGTCCTCGTCGATGGCGTAGGTGAGACCGTCCTCGGAGATCATTCCGGCGGGCAGCCACGGCGCGGACAGGGCAGTGAACCCAGTCGGCGCGGACGGTGTCGCAGCACCCATGTCGACGGTCCACGCACCGCCGTTGATCCCGACCATTGCCAGGTCGTCGGACCGTTCAATCGTGGGCATCAGGCCCCTCCCATGCGAAAGGCCCCGCGCCAGGGCGGGGCCGGGACGTGCGGGTTGCGTGGAGTGGGTTAGGCAGGCTGACTCAGGTGTGCGCGGCTAGCCGGTAGGTGGCCAGGTAGCGGCACAGGTTCGGGTTCGGGTCAGGCACGTGATACGGCGCGACATCGACCGACGCCGCGGTCACCACCCCGAGAGGAAGTCGCGTACCGACCAGGTCCTTGGTGGTGAGGTCCAAGACGGACTGGGCGAGGTCGGAACACGCGGCACGCTGCGTCCTCAGCGTCCACACCGACACGTCGACAACGGGCCGGTCCAGCCGGTACCCGGCCCCGGACGGCACCCGCCCCACCTGGATCAGCGGCACGACCTCTTCGAGGTTTCCAGGCAGATCCGTTGACGCGCGGCTCCCCGTCTCGGAGGCGTAGAACGCGACGAGGAGCCGCTCAATGTCGGGGTACGCCACGGCTCAGTCCCCAGCAGCAGCCAGGGCGCCCCGCAGCGTGTGATGCGCGCGGGTCTTCGACGTCCCGTACTCGACGTAGAACGCGTGCGGGGAGGCGTTGGCGACGCGCCCGTACGCACGGTCCTTCTTGACTCCGCCCCGGGCCCCGGACGTGACCCGGAAACTGCTCTTGTACTCGCCGGTATCGACTGGGGCCGCCGCCTCCGCCGCGGCCTTGACCTTCTCGGCGCGGCGCCGCATCTCCGCCTGCATCTGCGGCGACCGGATCATCCGGCCGATCCCGCTGTAGGAGGCCCGGAACCGGGTGCCGGACGCTCTAGCCATGGTCGCCTCCCGCCTGCACAGCGACACCGGCGATCCCGCCGATCACTGTGAACGACACGGTGGGGAACGAGCGGCGGAGTTGAGCGGTGAACTGTGTGATCTCCTCGCCGGGCGGGTCGTCGGTGAGGGCGATCAGCACCTTGTCGCCAGGGCGGAGCACCACCATCGGCGGCGACCCCACCCAGCCCTGCACCGGCCCCGGCTCCGGTTCGGGTGGCTGGACAGTCAACACGGGTCCTCCCTGTCAGCCGGTGACGCGGGTCAGAGAGATCTGTACTCCCGCTTTGGTGCCGGTCAGTGGGGACGACCAGTCGCCGGGGTCACCGTCGACCTCGTAGATCCGGTCACCGATCTTCACCCGGTCGTGTGGGCGGACGTCGGTGCCGTACGGTGCGACCGCGTTGAGCCCCTCGGTGACCTGCGCGCGGGCCTGATCGTCCTCGGAGGTTGTGCGGGGCCACACCGCGCATCCCCCCACCGGGGTCGGCACGTCCGGGCCGGGCACGTCGTTGCCGAACTCGTCCTGCGTCGGCGGGCCGGGCCGCAGGATCGTGATGGTCACCCCTGCCGGGTAGGGCGGCGGCACCGGTCACCACCCCGCGTCGAGGTCGACCCAGATTCCGCGGGGGTCGTCGTCGAGGTCCCGGTCGATCGGCCAGGTCGCCTCCGGGTCCGCGTCCGCCGGCGTCGGGTCCACTGTGAACGCGCCACCCCGCCCGGCGAGCCGTTTGAGGGTGCGGCGTTCGTCCTTGGTCATGTACAGGCCCGCCTGGGGGCGCTGCACACTGATCGGCCCTACGGTTTCGTACGCGATCCCCTGCGGGTTGGCGTACGCCCTCCCAGCGACGGCGAGGACAACCGCGGACGCCGCATCGGGTAGTGGTTTGACGACCGACTCGGCGAGCGCGACCGCCTGGGCGATCATCAGGTCGGCGCGGGTCTCGTCGATCGTGTCGAGACCGAGGTAGACGCGGAGATCTTCGGCGGTCACCGTCACCGCCATGGCGTCACTCCTTCCGGTGCAGCGCCTCCACGGCCTCGCACCAGGCGGCCAGATCCGTGGCCGGGTCGAGCGCCTTGGATCGGGTCAGGGAACGCTCTGAGGCTTCCGCCCACGCAGCCGGGTCCAGAAGCCGCTCCACCGCGGACTGCCATCCGTCCACGTCGGTGCGCTCGGCGAAGATGCCCGCTTCAGCGAGGCATTCCGACAGGCCCGGAGTCGGCGCCGCCACTACGGGGATCCCGGACGCCATCGCCTCCGCCGCGACCCGCCCCCACGACTCGGTTGCCGACGGCACCAACAAGACCTTGGTGCGGGCATACACCTCGTCTCGCATCCGGCCACCCGGAACCTGCTCAACAACCTCAACGTTCGCAAGGCCGCCGCGGCGCTCGACCTGCTGCCCGTACGCGCCCCGCACACCCAGGAACTGGACGTGCGGCATGCGTTCGGCAAGCTGCCAGAACAACTCCCCGCCCTTGGCCTCGTTGAGGTTGATCAAAGTGACCCGGTCGCCCGGAGTGGTGGCGTAGTCGGCGGCGACGACCGGCGGCCGCACCACTATCGACTGTGCGGGCCGCAGCGCCGTCGTGTACTCGCAGAAGAACGCCTCCGCCTCCGCCTGCATGTGCAGCGAGTTGTACACCGCCAGCGCTGTCGACCCGCGCCCCACGTTCTTAAAGATCACCGGAGCGGTGTTGTGGCAGATCACCACGAACGGGCGGCCCATCCCTCGGGCCAGCGCACCCGCTGGGGGAACATTCTCGTGGTGTGACACGATCACGTCGGCGGCCTTCGCCGCAGCGGCGAAATCGAGTCGGGCCGCATACGGGATCACCTGGACCCCGTCGATCTCGTACGGTTCCCGGTCTGCGGAGTACCGCGACAGCCACACCACGACCTCGTGACCGCGCGCAACCAGTGCGCGAAGACAGGAGTGGCTCATCCACTCCGAGCCCGCATTGTGGCGCGGCGGATACAGCCCGAACCGCGCCACGATCCGCAGCGGCACACCGGCCCGGCCGAGCCCCTCGAAAACAGAAACCGCCGGCGCGGACCCCAGGTCCTGCTCGGCGGTCGTCGTCTTCTTCGTTGCGGGTCTCGGCCGGGTCTTGCGCTGTGCGGTCTTGCGTGGCGCAGCCTGCTGGCTGCCGCGCCCCTCGGTCACGAGCTCACCGAGATGTTGTCGGTGTACTTCACGAACGCGTCCGCGTCGCCCATGACGAAGCCGTAGAACGCCTCCGCCAGCAGCAGCACAAGGTTCTCCTGGAACGCGGAGTGGACGCCGCCTTCCTCGTCGATGTACGTCGCTTCCGAGGAGATCCGGATGGTGATGTCCATCCCGACGCCGTAGGCGGCCTGTGACCAGTCGCCGCCGACGGCCCGCAGGCCCGTGTCGGTCGACGTGGACTGCCGGCGCTGCTTCCCCGAGACGCCCCGGCCGTAGGCCAGCGGCTCTCCGATCAGCGTGCCCGCCGCGGCCATGTTCGTGCCGGGCGTGGTGGTGTCCACCAGGATCGGGCGACCGGTCGTGTCAGTCGCGAGCAGAAGCTTCGGCTTCAGCCGCGGGTCGGCGACGGTGCCGGTGAAGTCCCAGTCGTCGTCCACGACGAGGTCCATGCCGTTGACCAAGTCGGCCCACAGACCGCCCCGGGTCTGTGTGGTGGAGCCGAGCTCGATCGTGTTGGTCGTCGCGGCCAGGTAGTCGCTGAACGGTCCGGCCGCGCCCTTCATCGTCTTGCCGTGGATGCAGGCGTGGTCGAACGCCCGGGCGAACGCCGTTGGCAAGTCCCGCTGCAGCTGCGTCCACAGCCCCGCGGCGTTGGTCCGGACGACCTCTTCCGCGACCGGAACGAGCACGGCGATCTTCTTCGGCGTCATCTGCTTGACGTCGATGCCGCCGCTGGACAGGGGCTTGCGGGCACCTGACCCGACCCAGTCAGCGGTCGGGACGTCCAGGGGAATCGGGATGCTCGTGTTCGCGTCGATCGAGAGCGGCGCACGCTGCGCGAGCGTCATGATCGCCGACTGCTCCACCGACTTCTCGAAGATGGGGCCCGCGAGGGTGCGCGGGAGGAGATTGCTGTTGATGTCCGACAGCAGGATCGGGTCGGTGGTAGCCACCGGTTACCCCCTTCTTAGCGGCCCTTCAGGAGCCGCGACTGAACGAACCCCGCGAACTCGTCTGCGGGGTTCTTGACTCGTGGCTGGTTGGCGCCCGACGCCTGCGTTTTGTCCGGGGCCGGTCGGCGCCGCTGCTGCGGCTCTTCGGCCTTCGGCTTGGCCAGGTGCGGTTTGCGTTCGAGCAAGTCCGCGAGATCCGCCTTGATCTGGTCGGTGTCGATCTCACCGTCGTCACCGACGTAGGCGTCCAGGTCGAGGTGCGCTTCAGGGTCGGTCTTGTCCGCGAACAGGTCCGCGGCCATCGACCGGACCTCGCTTTTCACCGCACGCTTCCGGATCTGCGTGATCTCTTTCTCGCGCTCGGCGAGCTGCGCTTGGAGGCGTTCGGCCTCGGTCTGCTGTGCTGCCTTGGCCTGCCGTGCCTCTTCCGCGAGGGGCTCCAGTTCCTTCAGGCGCCTGCGGAGACTCGCGGCCTCCTGGTTCGCCTTGCGGATCTTCGCCTGTGCTCGGGCCGCGTCGAACGGCTCCGCCGCGTTGCCCTCCTGGGGCTTGTCGTCGGGGTCGGTGTCGTTGCCGCTGCTGGCGCCGTCGTCGGCATCCGCATCGGTCGCGGTGGCGTGCTCGTCGTGCTCGTCCGCCGTCGCTGGGACGGTGGTTTCGGTCTGCTGCTCGATGTCGTCGGGCATGGGTTAGGAACCCTCCAGGGGTTGGGTCAGGGAAAGCTCCCGCTCCAGGCGGGAAGTTGAGGGCCGGTAGCGGTCCCACCACCGGTCGATCACGCCCGCCGTCCAGGCGGGGCGGTCATCAGCCGCGGCACGGGACTTCGCCGTGTCGGCGTCAGTCGCCAGCACCACTACGTCGGTGGCGCCAAGCGCCGCCGCGTGCCGGGCACGTCGTTCCGGGTCTGGCATCGTCCGGATCACCCAGGCGGTGCCTGTGTTCATCCGGGCGACGAGGGTTTCCTGTGCGGCGCGGACCCGGCGTGCTTGTGCCCGGACATGCTCGGGATGGTTGAACCGGGCTGGTGACCCGAGACGCTGGCAGATGGCGTCCAGGTCCACGACACGGTCACCTGGATTGGCGTGCTCAGCGACCCATGTCGTTTTGCCGGCGGCGGGCGGACCGCACACCAGCACCACCCGGCGGGTCATCCACCAGCCCGGACGATCCGGTCGAAGTTCTTCAAGGTGTCGCCGCGCATCGCGCGGGCCCGCTCATACTGCCGTTGCCACTCCTTGACCTGCGGCTGCGGTTCCCAGTCCTGCCCCTCGAAGTAGGGGGCCACCCAGCAGCGGCAATGGTTGTGGTACTTGAACTCCCCGGCACCGACGAACTTGGCGTTCGCGCGCCGCCCTGCCGTCTGCTGGTTCTTGTACACCGCGCCGCGGATCGCCATGGTCCGGCAGAACGCGCACGCATCCGGTGACGCGACCCGCGCCACACCGACCGCCTGCCGGTCCTGCGCCACAGCGTCCACTACCGCGCCACGGCCCACATTCGTGACCAGCCTGGTCGCGACACCATCCACGTTGCCGCGGGCCTTGGCCAGACGGTCCCCGGCGGGGCTCTGCCGAGTCTCACGCACCGGTTCGGGCCGCGACCGGTCCTCCTCCTCCTCGCCTAGCGCGGCGAGGTCCTCCTCATCCAGCGCGGCCAGGTCAGCGGCGGCCTCCTCCGCGACGATTTGCTGCCACATCCGGTCGAACTCCGGGTCGGGGTCCAACACGTGGTCGTCCCACAGGCCTTTGGTCGCCCACCGCAGTTGAGGTTCCACCTCGTCACGGCCCGGCACGCGGATTTCCGGCGACGGCGGGCGGCCCGAAACCCCGGCCGCGTCCCGTTCGGCGTCGTAGTAGTCGAGGGCGAGCGCACCCGCCGCGTCCCCGTACCGGTCCAGCACCGCAAGCACCGCATTGATCCACCGCGGCATCGTCTGCGCGAGCCGCCCGGGAGCCAGGTTCGACCACGTTCGCGCGAGGTCCTGCAGCATCAACGTGATCAGGCCGGCCTGCGCGGCCTGTTGCTCACGCGCCTGTTCCAGAACCGGCATCGTCGACCACCCTGGCGGCACGGTCCCCGATCGCGGCGAGCGCCTGCCGCGCCTGCGTGCGGCGGCGGTCAGCGCGGACCCTCTGCCGCTGCGCCTCGCTCAGCCCCACCATCTCCAGCGCCACTTCGGACTCTGCAGGGATGATTCCGGCTTGTACGAGCTTCACCGCGGCGTCGGTCTGCGCCGCCATCGTCGGTGTCGCCGGGTTCCGCCACACCGTCTCGATCCGCCGCGCCCGCTCGGGGACATCGCCGTGCCAGATCAGCAGCGCTAGTCGCAGCACCTGCGCCCACGGCGCGTCCAGCATCGACTGCTTACGTTCCGCGCGCTTCACCAACTGCGCCTCGGTCGACCGGATCGCGTCCGCTGAGGCAGGGTTGTCGGTGGTGTAGCCGAGGTAGTGCGGCGGCAACCCCAGCTGAGTCGCCATGATCCGCGCGTACAGGTCAACGATCTTCGTGTAGGCGGACGGGTCATAGGCGGCGAACGTACCGACCTGCGGGATCTCACCGTCCTCGTCCCGCTCCAACGCCAGCACGCGGCCGATGTAGGTCTCCCACGCGGACTTGGGGTTCCCCTCCGCGTCCTGGAAGGCGCTCTCGGACGCACCGAGGATGTAGCGTTGCGGCGCCCCGTAGAACTCCCGGGCAACCTCCATCCCGAGCAGCGTCCGGCACGCCGCATCGGTGATCCCCATCACCGCAGAGTTGATCTCAGACCGGCCGACCCGCTCCGCGGACCGCTGCCGGTTCGAAAACCGCACCACCGGAACCACACCCAGGTCGTGCATGTCCCGGTCCGTAACTTCCCAGCCGCCCGTGTCGGACTCGACCGCATACACCGTCTGGTCCGGCAGGTACAGGACCACAGCCTGCTTATCGCCGTCCTTGTACAACCGCAGCGCCGACCGGACCGCACGCAGCCGGGCGTCGTAGTCGACCGTCATGTCCATCGGCGACTCGATCGTGATCACCGGCGGGGCATCACGGTCCTCAGCAGACCCGCCCGCCGCGTACGAGCGGCCGTAAATGAACGAGTCCAGATGGGCGAGCTGCGCCTCGGTGAGCAGGTCGTTGGCCTGCATCACTTCTTCGAGCTCATCGGACGCTTCCGGTTCACCCGCGTACCGCCACGTCTCGATGTCGAGGCGCTGCTCGAGCGCGTCCACCCCGATCTGCGGCCACCCGATTACCGTGTGGAGGCCCTGCAGCTGCGGCGGAATCGAGATCTTCAGGTCGCGGATGACCTGCTCACCGTTGTAGTAGCAGTCCCGCAACTCCAGCGGGAACCGTGCCGTGACCAGATCCCCACGCAGCTCATCGATCAGACGTGACTCGTCGTCGGACAGGTCCAGCAGCGGCAGTTCCGGGATCGTCGCGGTCACGCGAGCACCACCGCCCGTCCTCTACCGCGCCTACCGAGACCCTTACTGATCGCGTCCAACCGCGCCTGCCACGCCAACGTCGCCGCGACCGCCGCGTCGATCTTCCGGCGCGAGTCCGGGTGCTCCTTGGCGATCTGCAAGCCCGCCCGCGACGGACGCCGGCGAGCGTTCTGCACGTGTCGCGTCAACGCGAACGACCCGTCATGGGACAGCTCGCCGTTGATGACCGCGGCGTGGAAGTGCTCCAGCGCCCGCACCACTGCCTGCTGCCGGTTCATCCAGAACTCGATCGGATGCTGCTGCGTTGCCCGCACCCGCAGCCTGCGCCCGTACGTGAACTCCCAGTTCGCGATGAACGACCGCCAGTCCGCCGCAGGGTCCGCGTAGAACCCGACCACCTTGTACTTCTGGAACGCCGACCGGACCGCGGACTCAACCTCCGCAGTCGGCGCCCACCAGTCACGCCCCGCGACGCCGTCCGGCTGCTCCCACACCGCGATCTCGAACAGATGCCCATCCGACACCCGGCACCCGATCAACGCTGTCGCGTCCGTGATCCCACGGCTCCGATGCCGTGACCCATCGAAACCCAGCGTTATCCGGTCACCCGCCGCGACAACCTTCTCCGGCATCGCCCGCCCAGCCCACTCATGCGGCGCCAGCCACGCATCAGTCGTCGCCGTCGCCGCGTTCAAGAAGTAGCGGCGGGAATCAACCGGATCCTTCCGGGTGTCGTAGAACTCGTCCACGATCCCGTCGATGTCGTTCCACTCCAGCGCCTCACCGAACGCCTCAGCGATCGCGGCGCGCAGCTGGTCCTCCGCGGCCAGGTCTTCGCACTCGCCCCAACGGTGGTCATACAGCAGCCGAGCCCGCCGCGCCGACCCGCCCTGGATCGCCTCAGCCAACTGGTAGGTCGCCTCAGCGGTCGAGTCCTCACCTGCGGCGAACATTGTGGTCGTCTCCAAGAACCACGTCCCCGCAAGCTTCTTCCGCTTACGCAGGTTCCGGCCGACCGTGTTGTACATCCGACGGAGCTCCGGAAGGTTGTACAGGTGCGTCTCGTCGAACACCACGAACGTCTCTTTGCCGCCGTCCTTCGACGCCGACGACGCAGTCGACGGCGTGATCTCGCCGCCGCCCGGCAAGTAGATCCGGGTCAGGCCCGTGTCCAGCCCCGGCACCTCAGACAAGCGCGCCTCGTCATCAGTCAGGTTGAACAGGACCGTGTCGTAGACGTTGCCCGTCTGGCCTTCCTCGGTGGCCATGCAGCGGATGAACGGCACGTTCACCGGCCGGCCCATCGGCTCGCCCGCCTCGTACACGTACCGGAACCCGAGCCCCCACGGGTCCTCGTACGCCTCGCCGCCCGCAGCCCACCCGGCGAACCGGCACGGTCCCAGCGCCTCAAACAACACGAACCGGGCACCCAGCCCCGACTTGTCACTGCCCTTAGGGCGAGACAGGAACGCCGAGTCGTACAACCGACCCGTGTTCTCTACGGCATCGCCGAGCGCGTAGCAGTCGACGATGAACCCCGTGAACTCATCACCGTGCCGGACCGGTTGCCCCTGCACATCCCCGGGACCGTGGACAACGAAGTACTCCATCCACGCGACCGCCAGCCAGCCCAGCGACCGGTGACGGTCATGCCCAGGCGCATGAACCAGCGTGCGCGGCATCTCAGCCCGACAGCCGAGCCCGACGCGACGAGATATCCGTCACCGATCCCTGCTCATCAGGCGCAGTCTGGGAAGCCGCAGAGTCCTCTGGGGCCGGAGACACTTCCATCCGCAGCCGCAGCCGGTCCTCCGGCGTGGCGCCGAACTTCCCCGCCCGCAGCCGCAACTCCGACGCGAACTCCCACCGGCCCTTGGTCCACATCACGTGATGCATCAGCGCCGTGTCGACCAGGAAGTCCCAGTCCGTCGACGTGAACGTCTGCGCCTGCGGCGACTTACGCCACGTCTCCCACCACATCACCGTCCGCGGGTGCCACGACTCTTCATCGGGCAGCACACCCTCCGGCAGTTCCGGGCCGCGGACTACACCGTCATCGGCGAGTTCCGTCAACGGCTTCGGGTCCGCGTTACGCCGCCGGCGCTTAGAGGGGTCCTTTGGAGCAGGCCCTTGACCAGCCACAGAGAGTCACCGCCCTCCGCGCGTTCCAAGATCATCCAGAGTCCCAGGCCCGTACACACGGAGAGCGCCTATACGCGGCCGGTTCCCAAATAGATGATCATGGGGATATGTCCCCTATGTCCGAATTACTCTGGGTGACGTCGACCTTGGCTTGACGTTCACGCTCTGACCTGCGCAAACGAACCCGATTAAGCGTCTGAGCTGCGCAAACACTCAACTTCACTAAGAGTGCGCAACCGAACCGGACGATCACCCGAACCCAGCCGCGACCGGCCGCGCAGCCATCCCCGTGTGGACGGTGTGGCGCTGCCGGTCGCCGGCGTGCGCCTTGGCCGCCCTGCCAGGCTGGCACTACCCTGCGTCCGCTATGGCGGTGCTGCGGATCGTCAGTCGCCTGCTCAGCGTCTTCCACTCGATGAGGAGTCGTGAGCCCTTCGAGTTGTTGCATCTCCCGCAACTGGGGAGCAGGTTGCCGATGGCGTGCCGGCCACCGCGGGCGAGAGGGACGACGTGATCGGCCTGGAGTGTCTCGCCCTTGACGCCGCAGTAGGCGCATCGGCCGCCATGCCGGCGTACGAGGCGTTGCCAGTCCGCTACGAGGACTCCGGTGCTGTCTCGGTTGCCGCGCTTCCGGGCTTTGCGGAGCGCGATGATGTTGCGTCGTCTGTCTGGGTTCCCGCGTGTCCACTCGATGGACTTCAGGATGAGGACTTCGCGGTTGGCTTGGTAGTAGGCGCGCTTGGAGCAGGGGGCGCTGCAGTAGGTGGCGTCGGATCTGCGGGCGAGGAACTCGCTTCCGCAGTGCGCGCAGATGAAGCTCCGCTCGCCTTTGATCTCCTGGTAGGAGTCTCTGCGGATTCTTCGGCACGGCTTGCACGTCAGTGCATCTGATCGCTTGGCCGTGAATGGCTGTTTGCAGTCCACGCAGGTCAACTCGCGGACCCCAACGAGGTTCCGGCGGTTACTCAGCTTCGAACTGCACGGCCGGGAGCATGCCGTCGCGTCCGACCGGTGAGGCGTGAATCGGCACCCACAGGCTGGGCAGGTTCGTTCCTTCGGTTGCAGAGCTGCGCCCGAGGCCTTAGCAAGCCTGTAGTGCTTGCCGCACCTATCCCGGCGGAGCCGTCCCCGTGTGCACGTGCCATCAGCATCGACGCACCGCGCAGAGTGGTCAGGGTTTCGGGGCCTGTTCTGGTGGACCGTGCTGCACGGTTCGCATCGTTTGGTGTTGCCGTGCCGGTGAGAGATATCCGCGTTGCAGTCTGCACACGACCGGGCTGGCGCTGCGGGCATGCCCAGACGCTAGCGGGCACCTCCGACAGAATCAGCGGTTCCGACGGTCGCCAGGCCACATCCCGGTGTTTCTCTTATGGAGCCGAGCGCAGTATCCAGCGGCCTTGGGCCCCATGTACTTCTGAAGATTCTTCCTGCACCGCCGGAAGTCACCCGAGGTTCCCCAGCGGATCTTGGCTGCGCCCTTGCCGGTCGACCAGTAGCGTCTGAGGGTCTCGGCGTTGCCGCGGCTCCCGCCTGTGCGTCGTGTGGCCATCGTGTTCGCACCTCCGTTCGAAGGTCATTCCCTCGAATCGGTGTTCGTCACTTGCCCCTCCGCTTGCCGCTGCCCTTGCGGCGTCGGCCAGCGGCGGACATGGCGGCCATCTTCTTGGCGCCGTACTTCTTGCGACCCACCGCAGCGGCGACAGCGTTGGGGTCTCGGGCACCGGACTTGGCTGCGGATGCGGCGACCTGTTTGAACCGGGCACCCGAACCGAGCTTCGGCTTCTTCCCGCTGGTCTTCCTGCGTCCGCCGCTGCCAGTCTTCTTCGCCACCGCGGTCACCTCCGGAGACCTGGATGCGGTTCAGGTGGACGTTGACGCTTCGGCTTGCGTGCCTGTGCAGCACGGCCGCCCTCGGCAGACGACTTGTACACGTGGCAGCGTTGCGGAGTGTCTGGGCCGTGCACTGGTCGCCTGTTCCCGAACGAATGATCATCGCCCTGATTGACGTGGTCGACCTGGTCTGCGCCATGCTCACCGCAGATGTGGCACACGTCGCCGAACGCGGCGAAGGTCTCGGGACAGAGTTCGGTGTACCAGTTCGACGGCAGGCGGCTCCGGCGCGTCGAGCCCTTCCACTGCCCGTTCGGCATGGCCGGTCAGCCCAGCCGGGACTGGACGTGATTGGCGAGGAGCACGCCGGCGGTCTCCTCCATGCACGCGCCAAGCTCGGACGCGAGGGCTTCGAGGGACTGCTTGGCATCGCCGTCCGCGGCCTCGGCGAGCGCAGCGAGGATCTCTAGCGCGGCGTGCATCTGCTCGTGAGCGGACTCGATGTCACCGGCCTGGTAGGCGTCGGCTGCGGCGGCGAGGGTCTCGATGATGGCGCCAGCGGTGTCCGCGTCTTCCACGGTCTCAGCAACCGCGTCAGCAATGCCGTTGAGGCGCTCGTCCAGCGGCGGGTCAGCCACTCGTACCACTCCTCCTGACGTTCCCGTCTACGCGGCGCTAGGGTCGTTCAGTTCTGATGTACGTGACCAGACAGGGGATCGTGTTGTCCGAGCTATCTGAGATGGTGACCTACCGGCATGGCACCGAGGTCATCTTCCAAGACGAGTACAAGGTGGCCGGCGGGCCGCCCGCAGTCGGTGCGGGGATCCTGCTTTCGGACGGAACTCGGTGGCGGGTTGTAGATGTTTGGCTCAGCTACGACAAGCGCGGCTGGTACGACATCGGCTGGCACGCTTTCGTTGAGCCCGTCGAGGCGGACGACGACCGCCTTCATCAGTTGGCGCCCGGTTACTTCAGTTCCTGATCTTCAGCCGGAGAAGTAAATGCTGCGTTTCCGCAGGTGGCATTCAAGCGACCTGCGGTTTCGTGGCCCCCTCAGCCGTTAGTTGGCGGATCGCTGCGACGTCGCCGGCGTCTCCCGCTGCTAGGTATCGCTGGTAGAGCTCGACTGCGGCTTCGTAGGTCGGGCCGGTCTTGGGTGGGGACTCGTGGTGAAGCGCGTAGACGCGGCCCTGATGTCGTGCGGGTTCGCAGCCGAGGAGGAGGCGGTGAGCGATGCGCCACGCCCAGTCTTCTGGCGCCCAACCCTTGAAGCGCTCATCCTGTCCGCCTGACGCCCACCATGCTGCGGGGGTGGTGACGTAAACGCCTGACGTGGCGTACGGGACGACGAGGTGTGCGCACTGGCTGAGCGGGACACCGTCGAGGGCCTGGTCGGTGCCGTCGCGGCGGAGGGACCGGTACTCGGTGTACGGGAGGTGGACGCGGGAGTCGCTTGCCGCGCCGTGAATCGCAGCGACGAGCGGCTCCCACTCGGGGAGCGTGTCGGCGTCAGCGAGAACCACAACGTCATGCCCGCCCGCCTCAGCGCGACGGACGATCTCGTTGCGACACGCAGCGAGGCAGAACGGCTCGTGGTCAGTGTCCACGTCCACCACGTCGGCGTCCGGGAGAAGGCCCCGGTAGCGGGCGATAGTCAGGTCGTGGGCGTAGACACGGTGAGGCTGCGG